TACCCACATACGGCGCCCCGTGCAGCTCGAGGAAGTCGGCTGGCAGGGCGGCAAGGTTGTTGGTCGTCGTCAGGGAAAGAATTGCATCCTGCGTACTCGACCGAAGCTCCCGGTAAATCCTCTGTTCCCCGGCCGAGATGATCGAGTCAAGGACCGCGACGGACAGGTCAGAAGTAGAGATGTCGTCGCCATCGAGCAGGACCTGCACCCGGTTTCTAAAGTCCCCATAGTTCGAGAAGATCACAGTTCACCCACCCTTTCCTCGGATCGCTTGACCATGACCGTAGCATTTTCACCCGCACACTTGAGGCTGTTTTGCAAGGCGACATGCCAGTGCCACGATGCTGTGTCGTCAGCGTAGTGAGGGATACCCGGGACCCCCAGGGTGAAGTGATAGAGCTTTGCGGGACCGGGAGGATCCTCGTTTACCAAGTGGTTCCAGTCTTGAGGAAGCTCACCGATCGCGGAGTCCTCCAGCCAAGCAAAGCGATGAAGGGAGACAGGATCACTACTGCCAATGAAAGCGGGATCAATACGGCGATTCCCATAATGAGCGCAGTTCCATAGAACAACACTCGACCAATTCTTGCGAGGGTAGTCCACATTGACGCTCTCCATCTTCGTGCCGATGTACTTCCTCGGATGCTTGGTCTCGTAGTCGTGTTTTACCACCCCGACCGCCTGTCCCATCATCGAGTCGCGCAATTTCCATAGTTCCGCTATGTCTGCGTTGCAGATCATGTCGCCGTCCATGAAGATCGCCCAACCCTTGTAATCACAGAGGTAAGGCACGAGGTAACGGGAGAAGATGAAGGCGTTGGCCCCATCCCTCTGCCCGTCAAACCCACGCACATTGATGGGGTGGAAACAGACAGGGACCGTCGCTTTCTCGAGCACGGACTGGCAGAAGACGTGATAAGCCACCGCCTCCCGATCATCCCAACCTACGAACAGGCGGACTGTTTCCACATCCATTCCTTTCTGCGAGCGCCTTTGTAATGCCATACGCGGGCGTCCGATCTCTGCCCCTCCGTCTCCGGAGCCCAGTTGAATTCATCGGAAGAAAGGGCTAGTACGCGGTAGTCCTGGATAGTCTCAGCCACCGCACGCTGGTCTCCCCACCATCCCTGTAAATCCTCCGGCTGGGCACGAAGCCATGCGTAAGCCTCTTTCCAGAAGTGCGGCTCACGACTAAACATGACGCCGGTGTTGAAGGGCATCTCGGGCGCTATGTCCACCCCGTTATGCAGGCACCGCCCCTTGCCTCGTTTGGTGAGCGCGACGTCAAACTCCCGTTCCCATACGTCGTCAATGCTTTTCTTGACGATCACGTCGGTATCGAACGTCACCCACTTGTCATAGGGACAGAGTGAAAGATGTTTTAGCCTGAACGACATGAGTGGGACTTTCATGGGTATGCGGATGACCTCATCCACCCCCTCCACTTCAGGGGTGTTGAGATCCGACATCTGCACGACGGTATATCCGGTCACGCGGTTGATGGATTCCACCATCATCTGCGCCCACGGCTGGTCCCCGACGAGTAGGAACGTCGCGATCATTTGACCGGCTTGAACTCGCCGCGATCGTAGGCCGCCTGTAGCTTAGGCTTGTTGTAGTTGCGGAACGACTTCGGCACCGTATACCAGTTACCGTTCACGCTGACCCGATAGGTCGACGCGTTGTCGTGGCCGAGCTTCATGATGTCCGCATCCGTCCCGCGAACCTTCACCACTTCAAAGTCCATCATACGATTTGTACTCCTGATTGATCCTCGAGCCGGATTTTTGCCTGCCCCACGAAGAAGTAACTACAGCTCCCCGCGGCCTGCACGGTCTGCATGTCCCATCGATCCCAGAGTTTGGGAAGCCACCATTGCACCGGCTGTACCGTCAGATGGGCGTTTCTGCCGTCCGACAGGAACTTGAGGGCCGGAGCGGTACAAAACGACAGAAACACCAGCCCTTCAGAGAGTCGTGCAAGATCGTCCAGCACGTTCTCAAGATACTCAGGCTCGATGTGCTCGAGGACGTCGAGGCAGCAGACGAGTTGTGCAGGGATGGGATCCTTGGCGAACTTAGGCACCCCGGGGTCATAGGCCTGGTACGTGATCTTGTGATCCGCCTTCAGGCTTTTCGCCAGCGTGCAGTTGTGTCCGCAGCCGTAGTCAAGGATGTGGGTCACTCCCATTCGGTTGATGATGCTCGACACGAGCGGAGCGTAGAGGGCCGACGCCGTCCCGTAGTGCTCGTTGTCCCGGTGCAGTTTCTCCTGTTCCGCCCGGTACTCGGGCGAAATACGTTGCAAGCTCGTTGGCTGCGCGCTCAATTTCGTGTCTCCAGGATCCTGACTTCTGTTGGCGAATAACTCGCAGGCAGTCGTACCACGGTATCGATTCATGGGCTGTCCCATAGCGCCATTGGGTCGCGACAGGGAGTAGAACAGTGACCGGCGTTCCCAGAGCACCGGCGGTATGGGCGACCGCGGTCTGTATGCAAAGGACGTAGTCACAGGCCGCTATAAGGGCCGCGGTGTCGTCGTAATCCTTGGTCAACGTCCCATAGGCATATTGCTTAAGGTCTACTTCGTGTTTCTTCCTGAACTCCGCAATCTCGGCGCTCGCATCCTTGTACTGGAGCGAGACGTAATGAGCGTCGATAGCCTTGAAGATCGGCAGGAAGTCTTCCAAGGTCAGTTTTCGATTGCGGCTGTTGTTCTTAGGAACCCCGCCAGTCCATGCAATCCCGATCACGGGCTTGTGTTTCGCCATGAATAGCGACTTCCACATCCGCCGACGGTCGGGACAGGGGATGAGGTAAGGCGTCCTTGGGAAGCTCTCGTCCGTGGTCCTAAAGAACTCGCCGATCTGCCCCAAAGGGAGAGAAGCGTCTATCTTCCAGTCCTCTTTCGCCCACTTCGCCCCACTCATGCCACGGGTCCCATAGACCTTTGCCTGCGGGAACGACCGGCGGAATAGACCGGTAAGGCGGCTATCGCAGTCGAGGATGACCTTGGCCGATATGTCGATAGCATCCGGGACGATGGAGGCAAAGCTAATCTCATCCCCCAGCCCCTGATCGCTGTAGAGAGCGACCGTCTTCCCGGGCGAGCCATCCCACTCCGGCTCGTCTGCATACTGAACCTTGGGCCGCCAATCGGTGCCGATCGTGTGATGGTAGTTAGCCCAGCCTTTCCAATCTCGCCTGGCTAGCTGGCAAAAGCCGATGTTGGACTTGGCAGACTGGTTGTCAGGATCTACCTCGAGGATCTTCCTCGACATCGCCTCGCCCTTGGCGAAGTTCCCCCTATCGACATAGAGGGCCGCCAAGTTGATCCACATTACCTTCTGGTCTGCCTCGAGCGTGCAGTACTTGAGGGCTGTCAGGTAATGCTTTTCCGACTCCTCGTGCAGGCTCATCAGCGAGCAGACATGCCCGAAGTTGATCCATGCGGCCGGGTTCCTGGGAAGGATCTGTGTCGCTGAACGACAGAAGTGATAGGCCTCCGGATAGTGTTCTGTCCTACAGGCAATATGCCCCGCAGAAACGAGAGCCCGACCATTGGTGGGATCCTCGTTCAGCATCTTGACGACGATACCCCATGCGCGGTCGAAGTCGCCCCGATCGCATAGCTCCTGTACCTGTAGATAGAGGTCAGACATAGAGCTTTTGCATGTCCCCGCGATCGACTCCCGTGGTCGTCTTCAGCATTGGGTAGTTGGCATTTATCTCAGCCACTACCCGTCCAGAATCGTTGGGATCGAATACGTTGATCCCCTTCGCCCGCATCTGCAGGATGATGATGGGGGGAAGCTTGGCATACAGCCACCAGCCCTTCTTGATGTCCGTGGAGTTCTTGCCGACCTCGTTCGATACGTGCTTGGCATAGTCAAGAACAGGCTCCACATCGGCCGAACGGATCAGCGTCATGCGCTGGGTAGCCTCATCCCAGTCGGTGTCGGTTCTAATGCCGGTATGGGGATCGATTTCGAAGAGTTCTGACATATATCGATGACCTTTACCAAGTCCCTGACTGCGGCGTTTTCCGCTTTCGAATCGTGCGCCCAGACGCCGTGATGGCGTGGAATCCACCATTTGGTCCAACCCACCTCGTCCGGGTAGAGAAGGTTGTCAAACCCTGCAAGGCCGATCTCATCGGCATCCAGGAACTCCACCGCGCAGAAAATTGCGCAGAGGCCCGTGGACGGTTTAGCGCTGGAGTAATGGGCATAAAACCGTCGCCAGTGATCCCCATCAGCGCATCGAAAGTTGCCACTCAGCTTGCCTTTCTTCGGGAACAACCACGTCGGCTCGAAAACAAGGGAAGTCGCACAGGTATGGTCTGTACGACTTCCCCAATCCCAGGCGGTGGGCTTTTCTGCTCGTTTAAGCCGTACCACCGTCTGCCTGTCAAGCCACGACCCCAGCCCTTTGCCAAGGATGCTGGGGCCATGACCGACAATCACGATCACGCTGTAGCAACCACCTTGCCAGAGGACTGCCAGTTGCGTGCAACCAGCGTCGCCTCGGTGATGATCTGGTACTTCGTGCCGTCGCCCGTACGGGCCAGCTCCCTCGCCATCGGACGCCGCAGGAACGCAATTGCCCAGTAGTTCGGGTCGATCGCCATGCAGGTCACGGTACGGCAATAACGGTGCAGGACCACCGTATGACGACCGTAGTCCGAGACGAGCACGTTGGCCGCCCCGATGATCGGACTCTGGGTCGCCGCATCCACGTCAACAAACCGCGTCGCAATCGATGTAAAGCTGTCGATCTGCGTCTTGTTGTTCGGGGAGGCGATGATCACGCTCGGATTGCCGCCGTTCGACCATGCGCCCTGTAGCGCAAGGCTGAGCCGCGTCAGGTCGAGCGCGCCGGTCGTGGTCCCATCCGTCGGAGCGACGCCGGGAGGCGTTGCCGTCGTGATGGCCGGAGTCGTGCAGGTGTCTGCCGTCGTCGTGGCCCTCACAGCCGTCGACGCCGTGATGGTCGTGCCCGTGGTCGTGGTGTTGTTGAAGGCACCACCGATCCACGTCTCCATGCCCGCCATCGACCGTCCCGTGGCTCCTGTACCGGAGGCCGTCGCAATCGCGTTACGCGTTACTGCGTACTCGAGATCGCGCTTGAGTTCCCGCATCTTGACCATTGCGCCGCGGGCTACCTCAGAACCTCGACCTGCCTTCTTCGTGGCCTCCAACGTGTCGGACACGAGGAAGGTCTTCGAGAGGATCTGCAGGTAGTTCCCGAAACGAGTCGGGCTCGTGAGCGAGGTGAACGTAGCGTCGTCGCCTTCCACCTGGATGTTAGCCGCCGCCGCAGCAAGCGTCTGGCCGAGCCATTCATGCGTCGGAGCGGTGGCATCGATCTTGTCGAGGTTCGATACCGCCCACGTGTCTTCCGGGAACAGGTCCCAGATCACGTCTTCCAAGTCTTCCCGAATACCGCCGGTGCTCGATACACCGAAAGTGTTCGTGGTGTTAGTCAGAACAGTCATTTGCGTGTGACCTTATTTGCCGAACCTGCTCTCGAGGAATCCCTCGATTACACGGGCCTTGGCGTTGCTGTCATGTCCAGCCGCCTTGAGGCCCTTCTGCAGGTTCAATGAAGAAATCGTCTTTTGAGGCATCCTCTCGCTGGCAGCGCCAGGCTTGAGTGTCCGCGCCACCGTTTGGGTGGCTTTCTGAGTACCCGCCTTGATCTGGTCGTATTGCGCGGCTTTCCAGACGATCGTGTAGGACCGTGGATCCATCAGCACGCTGTCAAGCTCCGATTCGGTGAGACCTTCGGCCTTCGCGTACTCGCGCATGGCCTTCTCGGTGTCCTCCCCGAAGTTCGGGATCGACTTGGCGGCTAGTTCCTTCGCTTTGCCTCGCAACTCGCTCAGGCGGCTCTTCATCTGCTCGGTGAAGGCGGCGCGTTTCTCATCGATGCTCTCTTTGAGGGTCGCGCGCTGTTCCTTGACCGAGTCAATCTCCATCTTGTGACGGAAAATCTGCTCCATCGTCATGCTCGACGAGTCGATCTGGGACGCTTGCTTGAGATAAGCGTCGATCAACTCCAGTCGCTGCCGTTCGGGGCCGATGGATTCCCCAAAGGCTATTTCCTGCTGCCGCGTCGTCCATGTCTCACGCAGCGTCTCGATTTCCTTGCGCTTTTCTGACAATTCCATCGTCTTGCGCGTGTAGTCGTCGTTCCTGAGCAACGAGTCCTTGATCGCCTTGGGGACCTTGTATGTCGCCCCCTCCCATTCGAGGTCGGTGAGGCCGTCGTCAACGACTTCCTCGACCGTTTCGGTAACTTCCTCTTGGGCGCTCGGCAGCCCACCAAAGCGACTAGCGATACGATCCTCGACTGAGGGCTGAGTTTCGACTACAGGATCAGGCACGGTTGAAAAGCCCCTTGCGTGGGTTCTTGCGGTAGGACTCGATCTCGGTAATCAGGCTCTGCTCGACCTTTCCTGACTTCACGGTAGCCTCCAGAGCGGTCTTGAGGCTCCCTAGCAGCTTGAGGCTCATGCGGAAGTCCTCGGCAGCCCGAGAACTCTCTGGGTGTCCGATGGGGAGGGCCTCGAGCGAGGCTAGCAGCGTGCCCCTGACGAGCGCATAGGCATCCTGGAATGCCTTGTTCTCGAGCAGCGCATTGGCGCCGACGGCTTTCTCAAGCTTCGCGTAATTTGGCTCTGTCATTGGATGCCTATGACGCGGCCGGAGGCGTCTTTCAGTGCCTTGTGCGACTGAAGGACCTCACCGGTCTGCGGGTGAAGGATGTCAAATCCGTCGATCGAACCGTCCTTGTTCTTGCGGATCCGCTTATGGCCGGTAGCGATGGCGTGAGTCTTCTTGACTTCACCCAGAACGCTATCAAGCGTCGAGTTGATCGTATGCAGGTCGACCGAATGGCTACGGATCGCATCTCCGGCTGACTTTACAGCGTCCGTTGTAACATCCCCGCTCATCTTCGCTTCCATCGCCGTCAGGACCGCGGTGTGGGAGGCTTTTAGCCCCTCCATCGCCAAATCATGCTGCTCCTCGGCGTGGGCACGGATGACCGCAAGGCCCGCCTCGGCGTCGATCTGGTACTTCTTAAGCTCTGCCTCGCGCTGGCTCTCGACCTCACGTTGCACCAGCTCGGCCGCCTTCATCTTCTCCGCGCTCGCATTGTCCATCTGCGCCTTGAGTAGTTCAGGCGGCGGGGGCGGAGGCGGCTTCTGCATCCTCACGGGATCAGTCCAGAACCGGTCGGGGCTTGAGAACTCGGCCGCCTTTGTAAGCTCAACCAGCGTCGCGTAGTAGTTCTCCGGGGTACAGACCGGGATACCTAACTGCAAGGCCTCCAGTTGCTTGGTCGCCATCCCCATGAGCTTTTGCATCTGGGCGTCACGATTGCCAGCCGCAAAGGCCACGCAAATCTTGAAGCTGTTGCGCTTTTTCCATGAGCCAGGGTCAACTTCAACCCACTGGCCCTTGAGCTGGACCGATTCGGACTTGTGGCCCATCTTCAGGACTTGCTCGTGGATGATCGAGAATAGGTCCTCGATCGCAAACGCCATCACACGAGCGATCTGTTCCACCCGCTGACTGGCCATGCTCGAGACTTGGTTCATCGTCCCCGGCTGGGCGTTGGCTAGCGTTGACTGATCAATCCCTATGAATCCGTGGTTTACGCCGGTACGATTTTCGCGAACCTGGTCCATGTACTCCAAGCCCTCAATGGCTTGGGGGAATACGAATGGCGCCACTTCATGCCTGATCTGGTTGATGTCCGACGCACGGATGATCCCGCCAGGCCGAGAGATCAGCGCGTCATCGATATTCACGACCTGTTCGTTGAGTATCTTCTGGGGGTTGTTAGCGATGTAGAGGTTGTCCAAGCCCTGACGGAGTATCGCCGTCTTGATGCGCTGGATGTCCTGCACCATGTCGGCAATCGCAATCCCAAGGTGACGGTGCGGCAATGGACACGCCACCCCCGACGCCACCGGGAACCTCGATACCTCTTCCTTGTAAAGAATCCGCCTACCGACCCGCAGGATCTGCAGAAGCTCGGCCTGACCATCCCCATCCGCATCCACCCGAATCCAGATCATCCGCGCCTTGACGCGGCGCATGCTGGGATCGGAGGGTTTGTAGCGCTCTAACCTCCGCTCCCCATACTGATCGCGGGCATAGTCCTCCTGGGTGTAAATCTCAGGATCGTCCGCAATGTCGGTGGGGACGTCAAACCCCTGTTCCCTCAGTTCGGTCAGGGTGGTCTCTTCCCAGTACTCGAAGTAGTTGCACCGATCGTCAAGACGCCAGCTAAACGCTCGCTGGTCGACCTTCACCCGCTCCGGTGGCAGTGTGCGAATGCACAATTCCTTGCCATTGGATGTCCGGCGGACGGTGATGTTGTACAACATGGCGGGCCGCATCATTGGCTGGCCGTTCTCGTCGATCAGGGGGCCATTGGGCCCCATCACAGGTTCTGGAGGCAGGTCCTTGGCCTCGTATTGCTGGCTCTCGATGATCTGCACCGTCGAGTCCTGCATGAGAAACGACACGCCTTGAGCCGTCTGCCCCTCATACTTCTCGATCTCGATCTTCGTCGACCGATCCCGGTAGACGAGGAAGTAGGCGTTCTTTGTCAGGAGCGCGTCAGTTGCCCACTCGAGGAAGAGGCTAAACCAGTCATGCTTGGTATTGACGAGCCAGTTGAGATAAGCGGCCTCCTGCTGTGACTCCGCCTCATCCGCCTCATTCTCCGGTTGCAGGGTAACGATGTCGTCGCCATTGGCGAAGATCCTGCAGAGGCTCGGCAGGATCCACTGCACCGTCTCAAAGACCGTGCGGTCGATGACGTTCGACTGACCCTCTGGAGCTGGGTCTACGTTCTTCCCCAAGTACAGATCGATGTTGAGGGCCCGCTGGGCGCTCAGTTCGGCCGTCAGGTTCGAGAGATTGGAGCCATAGGAGCGGTTGTCCGCATCGTCGATCGCTGAATTTAGGGCAACATCGTCCATCGGCTTCATGCCGGTGTTAGGGATCGTCCCGTAGTCGCCGTTGACTTCCATCAGTACAGCCGATACCACGAGGTGTCAGCGACGTGATAGATCCACGCCACCCCTACGCCTGCCGCAAGGGTTCCGGGAGTCGTCTTGATCGTGGTCGCGGGAGCGGTGGCGACGGTGGAGAACGCCACGCTGACAGCGGCAGCGGCATTGACCTCCAGCACTTGCCCTTCACCGACAGGCACAGGGAAGGTAAGGGCGAACGTGGTATTCACCCCATTGAGGATGACCGTCTGCACGCCGGCTGAGACCGTCGCAGAGGCCCCCGAGGTGATGAACTGGAACGAGTTGACACCTCCCAATGCCATCGCTCGCCAGCTCGTGCCGTCCGACCACACCCAGCCATAGTCGGCGGTAAAGGCCGCGATCCCGGATATCTGGGTGCTCGCCGCGTAGGTCGAGGTGAGATTGGCCAGCGTGTCGAAGCTACCGAGCGCCGGGATGAAAGGACCTAGACGAGGCGAATAAGTCATGCCGCTTCCTTTCTAGGGCGTCCGGGCCCTCGTTTTACCACTAAAGTGGGGGAGCCGTTCGTCTCGTCCGGCGATGAGTCGTGACAAAGTGGGGCGATTAGTGCTGCAAGAGCCTCTAAACGGTTCTCCAGTAGGTGAACGCGGCCCATTAGATCGCTGATGCGGGCTGAATCTGCAAGGCTCATGCGTAGGCCCTTCGTGGGTAGGTGAGGGGTTTGCTGAACGTCGAGTCGTTCAGCATGCGATCGGCAACGGTAGCCAGGTAGCGAAGAGCGTCGGCCCCATGGCTGAACTCATCATGCAGTGGCCCCATCGGTTCGTCAGTTGAGCTGGGGATCGAGCGCCGATAGCGCTTGAGGCAATCGACCAGACGCGAGGCTTTATCCTGGTCAACATAGAGACGTGGGAATAGCATCCGGACGTTCTTGATGCCTTGTTCTACATCGAGTTTTGGCACGATTTGCGGCTTGCGCTTCAGCTTGATCAGTAGCTCCTGCGCGCTCTGGCCGGTCTTGAAGTCTTTCGCCGCCCCATCGTGAGGGAGCCAATCTGTCCCGTAGCGGTATTCACGAGATTCAAGATCCTTGACGTAATCCGCTAGCGTTCGATGGCTGTCCTCTATGTACTCGATGATCCTAAGCTCGGAGCCAAGCCGCTGGGCCAGGATGATGGCCATCTTGTCGTTCCAGCCGAGATCCCAAACCGTGTGGACCGTCAATAGAGGGTCATAAGGCACAGGCCTAAGTCTGTGATCCGCCAGCATCTTGCCAACTTCACTCGCATAGATAGCCCCGTCTACCGTGGCTCTCGGCTCACCCTCCCAGACGTTTCGATAGCTGATCGGGTCGCGAGCCTCAAGGTCCAGCCTTTCCTGCTCAAGGACTTGCGGGAACCATGGGTTGTCGCGCCAGCTCAGGAACTCGACGATTGAGTCCTTGGGAGGGTTCTGCACGAACCGGACGTAAGTCTCATCGCTATCCAAGTCTGGATTGAAGCTGATCCATATCTCAGACCCCGGCCGGCGAATGGTCGGCGTCAGCACGTTCCAGCTTCGGCGGCTGACTACTTGGGCTTCTTCGACCCAACAGACGTCTACGCCCTCATAGGACTTGAGGTTTTCAATGGACTGGTTTTTGAGGCCAGCAAAGACGAACTCAGAGCCATTTATCCCCTTTATATCAGTCTCAGTGATCTTGAAGAAGGCCGATAGCCCCATGCTGGCGATCTGATCGCCCAGGAGCTTATGCACTGAGTCGGCTATGGATTTCTGCACCTCGCGGGTGCAAAGGACTCGAGTGGGCTTTTCAGCAGCTTTGACCAATAGGGCTCGAGCGATGCCCCATGACTTCGCTGCGCCTCGACCGCCGTACAGGACCTTGTAGCGGCTAGGATTGAAGAGGCAAGCGAGCTTCGGTGGAAACTCGATTGTCTGGGCTGCGGGCATATACGACCGTCAGGCCTATTGGCAGGCCGTCAGAATCTTGCACTGTGACGGCCTGAGCCGGCTTGCCCCACGCCCGATCGAGTACGGCCACGCACGCACTCACGGAGGCTTTTGGATTATCGCTGCGCATCCATTCCACAAGACGCTCTAAGGCTTCCTGTGTGTATTGCTTAGCAAGGGTCTTGATCTCCCCCTCACATCCTTTTGGACGCCCTAGCGGGTTACCTGATTGGCCAGGCTTCCATAGATGCGCCTTGAGGTCTGATTCGGATGTGCTCATCTGATGCTGCGCTGCATCAATCCCACAACATCTTCTTGTTACCCGGCATACCGTCCGCAGCCCCCTGGAATGGCTTCTCCGTCAATCGGTTACCGGCGCTTGCGCGGGGTGTGTAGCCGACTCCGGTCTCTCGCGGCAGCTTATGCGTCGAGATGTTGTCGTTGAACATTGAGGGACCTGAGGGAGCGCCTGAGGGAGCGTTGTTATATTGCCCGCTCTCGCCGCCGACTGGGCTCGTATCCCATGCGGTCGTACCGCCCGATGGCATGCCCTTGCCTGATGCCTCTCCCACGCTATTGACGTTATTCGAGGCGAAAAAGTGATTCGTGACAGCGGCTGTTCCGCGGGGATCCTT